GTTGCATTTATGGTTTGCAAGGCTGGTTCAGTAACACTGAAGCGTCCTGTTTCTGTCCCGCCAATGCGGAAGTTAGCGTGTATTCTGTGAGATATTGGATTAATGAAACGTCCAAACTTCTCACCCAGAGTGCTGTTGTTTTTCTTGGCGTCAGCCCACTCTGCCATAGCCATCAAGGGTGGACGGAACGCCTCGTCAAACTGTGTGATGTTTTCCAGTATCTCTGTCTTACCGACTTTGAGTTGCCCGGTGTCTGTCTTGGGCCAGTTGTCTGTGGTAAACGGTGGCCGCAGCATGAGATGATGGCGCATCCAGTTGGCCACTTGAACCGTGCTGGCTGGGTTTTCAACGGTAGGTGCGCCGGGATCACCAGACGTAGAAAATAAATCCAGAGACTTCTGTCTACCAGACGTGTCTTTGTCTGACATGTCTGAGCAAAGTTTCTTGTGAGCAGCAGCATCAAAGCCAATGCCGTTCACCATAACTTCATTCACTGCACGAATACTGGACCGCAACAGATTGTAAACCCATTCACATTCTTCGTGTGGGGTTCTCTTACTATCTTGCACCTGTTTGATTTGTGCTTCATGTAGCAACCAAGTAGCCACCACATCACCGGCAGCATATCTGATCTGACTCTCATCAAGTTTAGGACGACTCCAGTCAGATGCTTGCTGCTCTTTGCTAGGTTCTTTACCCAGCACCAAGCTACATCTGTGAGCCAGTGTCTTGCGCTCTGTAGTCAAAGACACAAGAGCCTGTGCTTGAAGCAAAGTACAGTGAGGGTGTCGGGCTGGCGAGATGCCATGTTGTGACATCATCTTCACATCGAACTGTGCGTTGTGTGCAAGCCAAACAACTGTGTCCAGAGACAGAACACGTTTGCCGATCTCATCCCATTTGCCCGGTGAAACACCCCACCTGTCTATGACATGAACAGGTCCATCAGGATGATAAATTTGCAATAGGCGCACTTGGCCTGTACCCACATTGAGTCCGGCACGTTTGACGTGTCTGGCATACTCGTTGAGGACTAGCCGCTGTTCATCCATCTCTTGTTTGACAGACTGTCTAGCAGCCTTATCTTCAGGCGATAGCTTGGAGATTGTAGGGTACTTATCAAACCGCTCCCTAATAGCGTCATGTTTTGTTTGATGTTCTCTGTAGGCTTTTAGTAGTGACAACACAGCAGTTGTCTCCACGTCCACAGACAGCAAGAGCGGGTCTAACTTTGTCCTGCCCTCTAACTGCTGCTCAATTTGAATAAGCATAGCCTCAACTCCAGCATCATCTGTGATGAAGTTGAGGTCCACACCTTCCATAAAATCATGGTATTTGGGGGCGACTATTTCGCCGCCACCCAATACTGCGTTAAGATTTTGCATGTGTTCTATTCCAGAGGAATGTCTTTAGATGCTGACGAACCAGTGGAACTTTTATCTTCCGTGGGCTTCTTAACGACAGGTGGATCAATAAAACGATCAAGCGTCATCAATGGCACATAGACTCTGCCATAGGTGTTGTGCTTGTAGCTGTCGGAACTGAACTTGAAGACTGGCACTTTTGTGTCGTACTTACCCGTCTTCATTTCCCTGACCCACGCCTTCATCATATCACCAACGGCTCTCTGGCCACCGCCTGATGAGGCTGTGAACTGAGCATAGATTGGAGACTCCACACCCATTGTGGGTAGGATGTTCATCTGGAACCTTACGTTCTGGGACCAGCCATCGTTCTGCTGAGTGTATGGTCCGTGATCTGGGAGACTGTCCTTTGAGGGCAAGTCTTCACCTATCCCGAACCACAACTCATCAGTAAGCTGGCCATCCTTCCAGCACACATAACCATTCTCCAGATTTGGGAGATCGGGTATGGCTTCAAATGAGTTTTCGGGGAACGTCTCCTGTTCCTTACCAATCAGCCAATCACCTTTGGAGAACTTGATATAGTTAAGGCGATCTGAAGAAAGGCCCTCAGAGGCTTTTTCAATTTGGTTGACAAGAGCATCGATGTTTGCAAGATCGAAGCTAGGGGCTGCGGCTACTGCTGTTGACATATCTTTTCCTTTTCTGTGTTCTATGTCTGTGTCGGATTAAGTACGCAAAGTGATGGAAAGTCGGGGGCTGTAATCGCCATCGATTTGGAAATCGCGGTAGTCCAGTCCCGCCTTCTCAAACTTCTCTTTGTCGTACCGTGGTGGTGACTTCTGTGAATAGGTAGTCACCGAACCCCAATCAGCTTTAACCTTCTTGGTTTCAGCTTCACGGAGAACCTCTGTGATCTGTTGCTCAATGTCGCGCACGGCTTGCTGCATGTGTTTGCCTTCAGCAACCAAGTCAGCGCGTTCAACCGCAAGTTCATGCAGCTTTTGCTCAACAGCTATTTCGTAATTGGATTTCTCTTCCTTGGGCAATGCGCCAACCAGATCGCCATTACAGCGTCTGCGCCAAGCGCAATACTGACACTCGTCACCGCCTAGTATCTTGCCCTCTGCCATCGGCAGATTGTCTGGGGAATATTTGGTGAAGACATCATGGCTGCGTTGCCGCAGTCCGTCAGCTATCTCTTGGTCAAACGTGATTATGAATGTCTTGATCTGTGACAGGAAACTAGCGTTGACATATGTGATGATGGCATGTGTCGGCTTGTATTCTGTCAGGCGGCGAACAAGGTCCATGCCCTGCTGACATTGCAGCGTGTGGACAAACTTGGGTTCACGCAGATGATCATATGGGCGCGGGTCAATAGACTTGATCTCGTTATAGACACAGTTGGTAGACACGGGCTTGCCGTCTACCTCAATGGTGAAAGGTGTCTTGCTGGTAAACAAACCATCGGGCGTAGCAGACTGGTGGAACGTCTTGTCTACCAGAGTGTTCTGTCCCTCGTCCGTTGCCCAGAGTAACTCAATGTCATCTGACAGACTGTGTTGTAGATTTTCCACAACCCAATCCTCAAGCACGTTGCCGCGCTCGGCAGCACCAAGGTCCTGTCTAAAAGATGGGTCAGGGTCAACGCCATGCTTATCATACACAACCTTGCGCTGACACTGTCCAACTTCAGACGCCCCCGTAGTCATAGACCGGTCATGCCCACCCCATGTTTTGGATGCAGACTTGCGGTCCATGTTTGCGAGGATCATTGCCTTGGTGTCTAGTTGGAACATTCTTTATCTTTCTCGGTCTTGAACCGGTTGTATGCCGTGCGTTGTAAGTTGGCTTGGGTCTTCTCAAGGACGGCTGTATGTTGCTGCATCCGTTTGTGGATGGCATCAGACATGGCCCACTGGGCGCGTCCCTTGTGGCCACCATTCCGCAGATAGATATGCACCATTTCTTCCATCATCTTGTCGTCAATGATGGAACTTGAAGGCGCATGACCTTCATCGATCTCTGTTATTTGGTCCATCCAGTAAGCACTGAGATCGTGGGGCCGGTGCCGCAGCTTGATAGCTTTGGGTATGATCTTCTTGACCTTTGCAACATAGGCATTGAGACGCTTACGGTCTTTCTGTGGACCTTCAATCTCACCCTCGTACCACGGCAGTGCATGACGCTTCACAATCTTCTTGATGATTTCCCTCTTGGCTTCTTTACGGACGCTTGCTGAAACAGAAAGGTCATGGAGAAGTTCAATCAAATCCTTGAGAAGGTCACCTTCATTCATGTGTTCTTCAAACATTATCTATCTCCGCTTCTTTTCTTTTGACGGGCTTGAGTGTGTATCCCAGCACATTAAAACAGGCTTCCAATCCGGGGATGCCCTTGGGTGTCATACGACTGCGCCAGTTGTTGAGTGATCCAGCAGACACACCAGCCCGGTCTGCCATGTCCATCACGCCGATACGCTGATGCCTCATCTCCGAAAACAAACGCTTCACCAAAGGGTGCGCTTTTTCTGGAATGGTGACGCTTGTGTATCTCTGTCTCATCAATCAGTCTCCACTTTGATACAGAGGGTTTCCTGATTGATTGGCATCTGTTCCCAGAATTTCATGGTGGTTGCCACGTGGCACTCGACCAGCGTGTTGTACTGGCCAAGTTTATCCACTTGAAATTCTCCACTACTGAGAGCGGTCACGATGAGTAGAACAACTGATGTCATTAGAAGCGCACCACTTTGTACTGGCGTCCATCCTGTTCGATGCGCTGCTGACCAAAACGGTGTTGCGGTTTCCTGCGAGAGCCAAAACGCTCCACTGTTTGTTGCCAGTTCTTTGCATAACGAATGGCAGATTTCAGTTCCCTGTCTGTGTAATTAGGCAGGGCCTTCCTGATCTTACCGAAAGTGTTGTTGCCGTTTCGCACCGCAGCAATGACCGATTGAGCCACGCGAGATTTATGAGCAGCCGTCAGCCTCACCTTGACTGGTTCTTTAACGACTGACTGTGTGTCCTCAATCGTTGGTATCTGGGCTTCAGACTGTGGCTTCACGATGCAGTCGGGGTGACCGCGCAAAAGAAACGTGGGGATATCGGGGACATCATAATGTACTTTTACCATTTGTCTGTGTTCCTTGTCTGTGTCTGTCTTTTGTTAGGGTTTTCCTGTGATTTAGAGCAATGAGACGGGAACCTCTTAAACCCGCGAGGGACACTCTTTTGACACCGGGGTGCATCACAAGCCTTCAGGACCAAGACCCTTGCTGGCCCTGTGGGAAACGTCCCTCTTACCTATTCTTGAAAATCGAAATAGCTGATCCAATCACCGGACTTGAGAGTGTCCAGCTTTGCTACCTTCACGCTTGTGGCATCCATCTGAAGAGACTTGGATTGCCCAGTCAGAGTTTGGCCTTCTAAAATGAAAGACGTGACACCATCAGCACCGTGGTGGACGGTCATGCCTTGATAGATAAAACCGATTTCATCGGCGGTTGGTTCAACTTGCATCTGTCTTCTCCTTTATGCTGCTTTAATTTCTTTCATCAGGTCACCAAACACGTTGAGGTCACCATCAGTGTCCCCATCAATGACGGCATTCATCATGTCCATCTTCTTGGTCAGAAGCCGGTACAGGACGCGGTCATATGTTCCGTGTTCAATCATGTAATGGATTGTGCATTGACGTGTCTGACCAGACCGGTGGATGCGGTCCTCTGCTTGGAGCATCTCGCCGGGGCTGTAGCTGCTCTCTACCACCAGCATCTGTGATGCCACTTGCAGATTAAGTCCGGTACCACCCGATCCAAGGGTGCTGACAAGCACACGCACAGGGTATTTGTTGTCTTTGTTACGGAAACGGGTGACCATCTTGTCACGCAATCCAGCCGGTGTTTCGCCGGTAAAACCCACAGCCAACGGCTTGTGATCAGACTTGGCACCACCCCGCCGGTTAACCTCATCGATGATCTCCTTGACCACCTCAACGTGGTGGGCAAAGACAACCAGCTTCTGGTCAGGCGATGCATCAAGGAAATCAACAATCCAATCGACTGCGCTCTTAATCTTATTGAGTGCGATGAATTTGCGGAGTGTGGCGAAATGTGCCTCACCGTCAGCAATCTGCTCACGCAGCGCATAATACTGATCAACCCATGTCGTGTTGTTAAAGTGATCAATGGGTATGACAACGCGCGTTTTATCGGGTAGGTCCAGACAATCCTCTTTGCGGACCCGGTGCATGACGGTAGACAACTTCTTGTGTAACTCGTCAGCCTTGCTCAACCCATCACACACGTATCCAAATTTACCTTGGTGGCCGTTACAATACATCCGGGTAAACCGGTACCAGTCATTGAACTCTGTGGGATTGCAAACCTTCAGCAGGGGGAAAAGGTCAACGGGGCGATTGACAATAGGTGTGCCACTGAGGGCTAGGAAATAAGGCACCTTCTGAGCCAGTTTAATAACCGCCTTGGTGCGCTCTGCTTTCGGGTTCTTAATGTAATGGCATTCGTCACATACCAACATCTCTGGTTCGTAGCCGTAGGCGCGGCACTGGCCTTGGAGTTTGTGAGCCAGCGCATAGGATACAAGCAGAGCGGTGCGCCCTTTAGTTTCGGGGAGTGTTTTTCCATCGTAATCGAAGACCTCATATCCATGCAGCATGGTTAGGGCCTCGCGCCACTGGGCCTTGATGCTTGCGGGGGT